AGCTTGGATTCCTGCCGACTGTTAGCGGAAAGCTGGACAAGCATATCTTTCTTCATGTCCAAGGTGCTACAGATGCCCTTTGCATAACCATAGCCTTCCTTGAGACGTAAAACTTCATTGTTTAATTCGCTAGTCAGTTCAAGAGACTGGACATAATCTTCTGCTGCGACTGCCGTAAGTTTTACCCCTTCGCTTCTCTTACTGGTTCGGGCAGAGGACTTGTAGTTCTCTAACGCGGCCTCAGCGTTATCCAGCAGTCTCTTAGACTTAATCATGATTCCATAATAATAGCCGTAGAGTGCTGAAATTTTACGGAGTTGATCAGCAACCTCATTGGGATCCTGAGCCACTTGGCCCAGACCTTTGATAATGTTCTGATAACTTTCCTGGGTAATATCGTTAGGATCAAGCATAAATTGTTGCAAATAGTTTAGGGTTGAGATGATGCAGAGTCATAGTCTGCTTTGATAATGCTACCACAAGTTGTTCGTTGGTCAAGAACATTCTTTGCTGATCAAAGTGTTTTTCATCAAGACCTACACTCTCCAGCATGCAGTGATAAATCTCATGAATTATAGTCTCTCTTGCGTCAATATCATCAAGGTTCATTTCTAATTTAATCTTACGCTCATCCCAAATACATAGACCATCTACTTTTTGGTCGGCTTCGTAAAGATCAGAGTGAAGCTCAAATACAAAGGTCGCCCACCCTAAATTGACCTCTCCAATCTCTTTGTCTATAAGTTTATTGTAGACATGCTTTTTATCCTTTATAAAAGGAAAGTCACTCGGCTTGTTGTTCTTCATGGGAAGGCTCTCTCATTTGAAGGGTCGTGTAATCGATCCCAATATTGATTAGATAGTGTTGCTTCGAGTCACGAGCCTTGATAACAAAGACTCTCATCTGCCCCTCATCATACTCCTCTTGAGTTTGATTTAAAGAAATAACCCAATCAGCAGGTCGTATTTTTCCATACGAATCGCCAAGCTCGGCATCAGTGATGATATTTACCCTGCGAGCCTGACGGTTTGTCTGGGATGCTGTCCACATTAGACACTTATGCTCTACCGCAAGTCCTCGAAGCTCCTCCGCGATTCTTTGCTGTGCCTGATATTCTGACTCGATCATGCGATTGGGACGTAAAAGCTCCAAATAGTCTACGATAATCAAATCAGGAACAAAGTCTTTGTGGAGCCTAAGCTGAACCAGTAATGCCCGAAGTTGATTAACATTGGAAGCTCCCGTAGGAAACTCTTTGATAATAAGTCTACCGTTAGTTTTGGTCTTTACTTCCCTAAGCCTATCCTTGAGTTTAAGTTGTGCGTGAGGCTTCTTCAGATCAGCGTTGCGAATCTCTGTAAGCACAGAGTCGAATCGACCCGCAATCTTGTCCTGGCTCATCTCCAAAGAGACATACAGCACGTTTTTCCCTTCGTAGATTGCGTGGGCTCCTTGATTCACTAGATATAATGACTTGCCGACCCCTGGAGGAGCTACAACCATCGCAAGCTCCTTAGAGGCTAGACCTCCTTCAAGATGTCTATCATGAGTGCTAAACACCGTTGAAATCTTGCGCTCATTGTTCTCCTGGTAAGATCTTAGAAGACGCGCTTGAACCTCTTCAAAATAATCTTGACCAACATCCACATTACGGTTGACAAGAAGAGCATTCTTCACAAGCTCTTCAACCTCAGCAATGTCTCCCTCTTCATTGAGAATAACCATTGCTTTACGCACCGCGCAGTCCATAGCCTTCTGACGAGCAAACTCCTCGACAGTATCTAGGAGAAACTCTCGGTCTCCAAGGCACGACTTATCAATAGTGTTGATCTCAGCTAAAGTGTTTTCATAATCAATGCCCTCGTCAGAAGCACCCGATACACTGGCATTGATAAAGTCGGGTAGGACAGAATCTGAGGGGAGCTTACGATACTTATCGTAATAATTCTTTACACCTAAGAATACATTCTTATAGGCAGGGAAATCGAAGTAATCCGACTTAAGCAGAGGTACAATCTCTGAGAAAAACTCAATGTCTTTCTTGAGAAGATACAGACAACCACGCTTGGTGTTGTCGCTAATGTGGTAGGGCATATTGTATGATAGGTTGGGGCTTTACTTTTTTCTAGATGCTTTTCCGATAGTACCGTCTTTGGTCAGAACACGGTTAATATCTTTTAAATTTTGAGCTTGCTGCTGTGTGTCGCCTTGTGTCCTGCGCTTTACAAGACCTTGCTGTTCAAGAACTTTAAAATTAGGAACAACTTGTTTGTAGTGCTGGTCCCCTGTTTTGACTCTATTTTTTGTGGCTTCAATAGATTCTTTGTAAAAAGTTTCAGCTTGTTTTTTATCCATTCCCTCATAAGCATACCGTCTCCTCTCCTTCAAAGAATGGTGAGAATTAAGTCCATGCTTTACTGAGGGTAATCCTGTTACAATACGGTTAGCAATACTCCCGCATGAACATTTGACACTTTCTGGGGGTTGATCTCCGTATTCTACTTCTTCATACACTTCATAATCTCGGGGATCGTCCCAGTCTGGAAGATCGTCAATCTCGTCCTGATTAAGGCTACTAACTAAGACCTGCTCAGTGAAGACACCGTCCACCATTGGGATGTGACGCAATTCTTCTTCGTCACATCCCTCACAGTAATAGTTATAATAAGGCATTAAGCCCCACACTCCCCACCGATCTTGCAGGCCTCAACAACCATCTCAGCCTCAGCTTGCTCGCTTGCAACAAGCTCCTTAGCCTTAGCGATGTTCTCTTCAGTAAGTGGAAGTGCTTTAAGAGGCTCCATACCCTTTGAACCAGCGCGATAGACAGTCATACCCTTAAGATAGGGAGCATACTTTAAAGCCATTTTAGAAACAACTTCATAGTCAGCATCCTCAGGAAGGTTGATGGTTTTGCTGATTGCGTTATCTACATATTTTTGGATGCAGGCTTGAACGGCCATGTGCTGCTCGGGAGTAATATCGTAAGACCCCACAATGTGACGACCATTCCCACCAGCTTCAAGGTCTTTCTTGAACAGAGGGTCAAGGACCATTTGAGACTTCCAAGTATTACCCTCGCGATAGCGACGATCATACATCGGAGCAAAGATGGGTTCAATGCCAGTAGACGCGCCATGAATCATGCCGACAGTGCCTGTAGGAGCGGCAGTAAGCATAACAGCGTTACGAATACCATGCTCCTTAATAAGCATTCTGATGCGAGCCGGGAGAGTCTTAGCAAACTCTTCATTGAGATACTTCCTGGCGTTGAACTCAGGGAACGATCCCCTTTCACGGGCAATGTAAACCGACGCAAGGTAAGATTCATTCCGAATCGTGGTGTAAAGTCGATCGATGAACTCGATGCACTTGTCAGTGCCATACTTAATGCCAAGCTTGATAAGCATGTGGTGCAGACCCATTGTGCCCAGCCCGATACGACGCGAGCGATCACCCGCAATCTTGCATTCCTCAATCGGGTAGTGATTTGCGGTCAACGTGTTATCAAGGAATCGAATACCAGTGCGAATAGTTCTGGCAAGTCGGTTCCAGTCCAAGTCGCTACCGTCCTCGTTTACCATGTTGGAAAGGTTGACGTGACCCAAGCAGCAGTTAGCATACGAGTCCAACGGAATCTCACCACAAGGGTTGGTGGCATTCATGCGAAGGAAGTAAGACATGTTGGTGTATCGGTTCGTCAGCGATAGGTTAAAGATACCCGGCTCACCAGATTTGACCGCATTTTCCCACAAGCGATTCCATAAATCAATAGCCTTAAACTGAACTTCCTGAACTTCCTCAAATTGATCGTCCCAACCGCGAAGATGATGCTGCTTTGCACGGCCCAGAGCATCTTCCTCAGACAATCCAACAATGTTGATTACTTCACTGTGCCCGTCGCTTGAAATTCTGTTTGCCGAGTAGACCTTGTAGTCTCTGTTACCAAACTTAAACTGCCAATTGTCATTGTTCTCACACGCTTCAATAAACTTATCGGTGATTGCAACCGAGATGTTGAAGTTCGTTAGCTGAGAAAGGTCCAGCTTAATATGCAAAAAGTCCAGTAGATCAGGGTGATCCACATTAAGTTCCGCCATAAGTGCGGTCCT